AGGTTTTTGGCGATATTCATCTTAGTCACGCTGACGCCAGTCATCGGGTTTGTCCCTCCTAAACCAATCGTTGATATCGTCTGCACCGTCGAATGTAGTCCTATGATTGGATGGATCAGGGTCTCCGAGACCCATCCTATTCATAAAATCTTCCATACTGCCCTCCTCAATGTTTTGAGACGCTTGACGACGTGCTTGTTTTAACCAGTCACGGGCGAGTGTGTGCCTTTTGGCAAGTTTCTCTGCCCAGATCATATCCTCAATAGGGACAGATTCTTTATTTGCAATGCATCTGCAAATAGACTCCAAGCGGAGTCGATAAGCGGTTGAGAGCATAGATCATTTACGCAGTTTTGACTCTAATTCAGAGACTCTGTTGAAATCGGCATAAGATGCCTCAGATCGCTCATTGAGGATACTTTGGATATCTTCAACGATTACGTCATTTTCAACATAGTCGTCCAGATACTTATATAAGGCTTCTGCCAAATAACGGTATCTGTGCCATTCAGGCGAATAAGGTTTGTAGTGTGTCATAGTAAAATACCGAAAAACCCCTGGGACCAAAAAATACCCCGAATTTTTTTTCGACCTTCCTGTGAACGAAAAGTGAAATAATATATGGGTCTAGTGTCTGCAGGGTCTCCACTTAAGTCGTGTCTGTTTCTCCCAGTAACCTTCAACGTATTCGTGGTGCCCTAACCAGAAGCCAGGGACCCACTTACGTCTGGTCACTTGCACCTCACACATGCGCCTCCTAGGAGGTGCTTCATAGTAATGATGGTAGTGGTGCGAGTGGGAATGCCCATGCCCATCAAACGGCTCCCAGAATTCCTTCCAGGTAAGTGCATTGGCAGGTGCCGCAGACAGTAGCAGCAGAGGGGCAAGGGCAAGTAGTTTCATTAGTCGTCGTTAGCGAGGGCAGCGAAGTAGTCCAGGTCAGGACCGTCGTCTGCTTTGTTTAACTCTTCAATCTTAGCACCGAATCCACTGGGTGTGGTGTCGGGTTGTGACACTGGTGCAACTGGCGTGATGTCACGGTCATTGAATCCACCAACAGGGGAGTCAAAGACTGCTTCATCTTGCTCATCGCGAGTGCGGACCTGAGTACGACCCTTGTTAAGGACCAGATTCAGACGCTCTTCCAGTTTCTCATAAGACTTGAAGGCAGAAGGGTCAGTGAATTCCTTGAGGGAATACTGAGACTTCCACAGTGCTTCCAGTTTCTCATCATCGAAACCACCCAGAGTGCTGGGTGCTGCGAAATCAGACTTATCATAATTCCAGTAACCACCAATGGTTTGGATCTTGATACGGAAGTCCGCACCAGACCAGAGATCAAAGGGGTTGATAGGCTCTTCATCCTCAAACTGAGGTTGCATGGAAGACACGATCTTGTCGTGGATCTTCTTGCCATACTTGTAGAGGAAGACCTTTCCTTCATTCTGAGGATTCAGTTGATCCTTGACGACATAGATGTTGCTGTAGTAAGAGAGCTTACGCTTCTGCTTACGAGCAATCTCTTTGTCAGAATCAAGACCGCTATTCCAAAGAGTGCGATTCAACTCACCGACAGGATCTTTCTGACCCAGAGTGGTGAGGGAGTTTTCAATATACCATCCGCCAGGACCTTGGAAAGCGTGGCTCCACACCTGTGCCCAGGGAAGGTCCTCACCTTCGGGCTCAGGAAGGAAACGGATCACGGCATAACCGTTACCGCTCTTGTCCACCCCAGGTTTCCAGAGTCGCTCGTCGGGACCAGCGCCCTGTGGTTTGGACATCTTCTCAATCTGCTGAGTCAGTTTATCAAAGGACCCAGACTTCTTCTTGAGACTTGCAAAAGACATGTGTTTCTCCGTTGTGGTTGTGTGTTTTGTATTTGCCACCGTATTATAGTGGCATAGTATTTAGCGTTTGTCAACCGCCTGTGTGCGGTTTATGATCAGGACCTTCTCACCATCGTGAGTGAATTGTAACTCGTCGTCAGGGTCCCACATCAACTCCTCGTAGAGGTCATCGAGTTTCTGCATGTCCTCCCATAGTGCATCAGGATTTGGCATCTTTCAACTCCCTCCTCCATCCTTGCAGTTTATCCTCCATGGTCTGCAGAATCATCATTAGATTCATCCCACCAGAGTACTGCTGGGACAAGAGATCGATACGATTCTTGACAAACTTTGCCTCCTGATCCTCAGGATCATCGGGATTGACACCATGAGATGCCAATGCCAAGCGAGAGTAAAATACTTTCTGCTTGGCAATCAATTCCAATGTCTTCTCAACATGCTCTAGACGTTGTTGGGGATCGAAGTCTTCGAGACCTGCTGACATCTTCAGCAACTCTGTATATGTCTCTTGGATTTCTTCTATCTCGTCTCTTACTACGTCGCTCTTAAAAAATTCGTTAGTCATAGTGGCAGGATTCCTCTGCTCGTTCGTTTAATGTAATTAAGTTGTTGTGCGTCCCACTTGATCTTATCCTTCAGAGGTTTGGAGATCAGTTTACTGACAGTTTCAACTTCAATCTCAAACTCCTCGCAGATCGATGTGACTGCTTCTATGTAGTTAATAAGACCTTGACTGTCTTTAACTCGTGACTCAACAAGAGAGGTAAACTTACCTTGTGTCATAAACTTTTCTTCAATCTCTTTCATTTAATACCCTCCACATAGTAGCGGTATTCTTGGATCCACTTGATGAGTGTATCCATGTAGGGTATCTTATCATACTTTTCGACGACTTGGATGTCGCCTTTCTCCGATACTGATAGAGTGACAAGTTTGTCTACTTCTACGCCAGTCATTTCGTAATACATGTAGGCATACGCTGCTTCTTGGACAAAGTATTTCTCAAGAAGTGCATCAGTCTTGAGTCTGGTTGTAGTCTTAAAGTCAATGATCGCTAGAGAGTTATCAAACTCAGCAATGCAATCAACACGACCAGCAATCCCCAACTTAAGACTATGAAGAGGGGCTTCAATACAATGAATGTTAGATATACGATCAAGAGTCGCACGAGCAGCCCTGAAAAGGTACTGGGGAAGACCCTTGCTCTCTTTAACTTTTTCCAATTCATTATTTAGATAGTGCTCCACGATGGTATGGTATTGAGTGCCACGCCACGATGCAGCACGGCGGACTCGCTCTGCTTCAGTATAACCTACCCGCTTCTCCCATGCAAGGATGCCATCCTTAGTATTATGACCGACAACAGTTGTAACGCTAGGCATCCAACCACCATCGGTCTTATAGAATCTTCCGTGAGGAAGGGTCCTACTCTCCAACTCTTTGAGAGGAGCAGCAGGACCCACATAATTAAAAGTCATTCACATTCCCATGTTAATTTTAGATACGAGATACTCTTTAACCAAACCAGATCTAACGATGTCTTCAATACCAAACTCAACCATGTCGAAGGATGGCATGGACTGTAGGATCTTCATGAAGTCAAGCACACCATTGCGCTCGTTGCTCTTCACCAGATCAGACTGGGTGTAGTCACCAGAGAAAATGATCTTAGAATCTTCACCAACACGAGTAATGATGGAGTCAAGCTCGTGGAAGTTAAGGTTACTAAACTCATCTACAATTATAATACACTTGTCAAGTGTTACGCCACGAATGAATGACGTAGACCAGAAAGAGACGGTCTCCTGTGCCCTGAGGTTATCGTACAGTGCCTCAAAGGCATTGTCATCAGGCATCTCAAACATATACTTCACCATATTCTTATAAGGAATCTGGTAAAGGTTACTCTTATCCTCGTGATCTCCTGGCAGGAATCCAATCTCTCTGGTAGGGACCAGGGAGCGGACCATGTATACCTTTTCGTATGGAGACTCTGGGTCCAGGACTTCTCTGAGTGCGAGGTAAAGACTGATGAATGTCTTACCTGTGCCAGCAGCACCGTGCAATACGAGATTCTTTCCTTCAGCGTAGGAGTTGAAGATTCTTTCCTGATTGTCAGTGAGCGGATTGATATCCTTTAGGTGCTCAAGATTGATTGGTTTCTTTCTTCTCATTTGCTTTGCTGTGAGTGTCTCCAATTTCATGGAGCGACGACGGGTCTTGGACTTTACAGATGTTGGCATAGAGTGTTGGTTTAGGTGTAACGAGACAGGTTTGCCCTAGGATGCTGGGATTGTATCTTGGACATGACTTCTTTGAAACCATCCGACTGTTTAGGCTCTCCGTATGTGGTGCCAGCGATGCCAGCCTCCCAGTCCTTATCCCAGTCGGGGTTATCTTCTTTCCACTGACAATACTCCTTCATTGTCATGCGGAATTCTTTTTTCTCTCCAGTCTTAAGATTCTTTACATTGTATGTAGGCATTACAAACTCCTGCCCTGAGGCATAACTGAACTACAAATATACTTAGCAGTGGGCACGTCTGCTTGGAAGAGTTGCTTCGACTCACTCTGAGACCGTGCTTCCACGATCCTGAAGTGGTGACGATTGCCTGTAGCAGGTAGTGTGTAAGTAATCATGTATCGAATTAGTTTCATCACTCAATCAGGATAGCGGGTTGATCATAGCATTCCTTATTGCATCCACAATCATCTGACTGACACTCCCACTCCAATGCCTTAGCAACGGTAGGAAACTGACAGATGAAGTGCTCCTTACACAGGTTAGCAATGTCCATGTGCTCCTTCTGAGTGCCGTGACCAGACCTCAGATCAATATAATGCACCCATGAACGCACAGATCCCGTCATAAAAATACGAGTGGGTGCAGCGAGGGGAAGCACAAAGCGAGCGCACTCCTTTGCAATTCCTTCACGCAGCAATTCATTGTAGAGATCCATCCCTTCAATGAAGTATTGATGGATGCGACCTTGGAGAAATGCTTTCTGCTCTGGAGACACACCGTCAATACTATTCTGACGATTCTTTGTGTCTTGCAGACGCAGGTCAGGCACCTCAATAGTCTCAGCAAGCAGGTTAGTATCTGCATAGCGTTGTGAGAACTCTTGATATGTGAAGCTACGGTGCCTCAGTATTTGAGCTGCCAGTCCCCTGGTAGTATTGATTTCAAGTGTCATGAATGCCTGCTCAAATACAGACCAGTGTCCATGCTTGATACAATACTTCAGTAGTCCAGCAACGTCAGGATTATTTTGATTCTTTGGGTTGCTTACACGAGCAACATATCCCATGTGCTTCTCAGCATCAGGGGTCACAGATACCATGCAAACCTTAGAGGAATGCTCAATAGGATCAGAATAAAATTTAGTCATTCTTAGGGAAAAGCACGCGAGAGATTACAATTAGTCCCATGCTTGTCCAGTAACCTAGCACGGGAAGTCCAAACAGTCCAGGAATAAACAGATTCCAAACAAACATAAGGACAAGGGGGGAGATGAAGAGAGTGCCTAATGCTGCCACAATCTTCTGCCCCCTCTCAATGTTTGCCTGTGCTTCTTCTTTCTCCTCCTGCTCCTTAACTGCCTCATCAATGACAGCTTTAATGTCTTCAACTTGCTGGTCAGCAGCACGTCGGGGATCAAAGTATACTTGATCTTTACTCATTTTCCTTTCTTTTGATTTGGATCTTGCCATAGTTTAGGATTTGCTCTACCCTCTGTCTGTTTATACCACTTTAGATCATGTTTATAACGGTCCCAATAATGATCAAAGATATCGACATTCTTAGAGCTACTAACGATATCGTAGTGCTCTACCCCGTCAATCAGATAGCAGACAATGTAGGCAGTGTAGGGTAACGTCCTGTCCTCTGCTGCATCTGCTGTACAGTCGTGTCGAAGTACTTTGATCTTACTCAAGAGCGCCCGCCCCACTCGATACCAGGGAAAGCTTCCTTCACTACTGCCAGAGTGATACGATACTTCTTATGCAGAGTTTTGTTTACTGCTTTGATCAGGACTTCTGCCTCTGTTGCATGGAGTCCTTCAAGCATCTGAATAAACATGCTCTCAACCTTCATGGTAGGGAGAGTATCATCTCCTCCTTTGAAGAATCGGTAGAGTTTCTTACCCTCTTTTTCGAGCAGGGTATGCTCGGTGCCCACAGGTGCTTCGTTGGCACGGTAAGGGACATCCTCACCCAGAGGCACACGAGGGACCACAGTATTATCAAAGTTGATAATGAAGATAGACCTCAATGTCTGGGTGTTGTTTTCTTGCAAGATTTTAATCTTTGCTGCTTTAGTCTTAGCATTATGTGCTTTCTGAAGCACTTCAGAAATCATCAGTTTCATGGTTTAAGTAATAGGTTTGCATTCACTCATCGTCTTCCATAATATCATCTTCATCTGCAATATGCAAGTAGAGTAGGTCTGCAGGGTCTGCCATGCCATCTTCACCCATCATTTCAGGGTGCATAACAACAGCAGCATACTCAGCACGCTCCTTCCATTGATCAAATACAGACTTCAGATTCCAAGATGTCACGAATCCTAAGAGAAAGGATCCGATTGTAAGAAAGAAGGCAATGTAAAGAAACGAAAGATCAGCCATAATGCCTCCTATATGTCTTGTTGAATACTATTTAGCGGTCTTCTTGCGTCTTCCTGGTTTCCTCTCAGCGTGATACTTCCAAGAGTCTTCCAAGATGCCATAGAGATAGTCACGAATCTTTCGTGCCTTTGGTTTAGGGATGTGCCCATACGCTTCGCGCAGTTGCTTATCACCCCCTTTGATGTATCCAT